ATATGGAGAGAACATTTAAACTTCCTAGTTTTGAAGAAGTTAGCAGATCAATATTTAAAAAAAGAGGGCCTACAAAAAAATCAAAAGGTGGAGATATAAAAATAGTATCTAACGTAGCTAAAAAATTAACTAAAGCATCTGCAGCTCATGCAGGTCAAGCCAAAGCACTTAAAAGGATTGTATCTAAATATGTTTAAGTTGATTAAACTTATTAAAAATCTTATTAATCTAGATTATAGGGTTAGAAGATTAGAAAGAGCAAAATATTGGAAAGAAAAGTACAATGGCACTAAAGAAAAAAGAACTTAGAACAGAAGATGATTTAACACCAAAACAAAAAATGTTTGTGGAGGTGTATGTAAAAGATTGGGGATCCATAACCCAAGCTGAAGCTCTTAAACGTGCAGGATATGTTTGCAAAAATGAAAATGACTATGGAGTGATTGCTTCAAGATTATTATCAAGAAAACATAATCCACATGTGGCTAATTACTTTGACAAAAGATTTCAAAAAGAATTAAAAATGTATCAAGGTGATAACCTTAGACGTTTTAAAAGATTAGATCGACTAGCAGATAAGGCTGAGAAAAAAGATCAATACGCTGCAGCAATTAATGCAGAGTACAGATCAGGACAATTAGCAGGGGCTTTTGTAGATCGTAGAGAGGTTAGAGTTACAGGTCTGGAGGGTATGTCACGTGAAGAACTTGAAAAGAAGCTCAAAGAACTCAGTCAAAAAATCGATGGCTATAATGCCAAAACGATCGAAGCTGAGCCAGAGCACGTTGAACAAATTGAAAAAACTTAGTTGGTCTGAGTGGATTAGTCTATTTAACAAAATTCACAATCCATTTATGTTCACATCCATTGGCACAATAAAGGTAAAAATTGATGACAAAGAGAAAGATTAGTATACCGAGAAAAACAAAGACAGAAATTGAAAAATATCCAATGGTTTCAATTGAGTGGTATGATATTGTTAGTGATTCAAGTTGGAGTACATTTGAGCAGATTAAAAAAGCAAAATTGGCTACTTGTATCACAAAAGGTCATTTGCTTAGTCAAACAAAAGGTGTTACTAGAGTATTTGGTGACTATTCATTTGGCGATGATGGTAAGAGTATTGAGTCAATAGGTAATACAACGATCATACCTAATTCAGTCATTAAAGATATTAAAAAACTGACTTAATGGTACGCAATATAAATCAAGAAAAATTATTATGGCAGCGCACTAAAAAAGGCCTGACCGAATGCTTTTTAACCCGCATAGAAACTAGCACTTTGAATGGTGTGCCTGACGTTCATGGTGCTCATAAAAAGGGAGTATTTTGGATAGAATTAAAATCAGATCAGCTCAGTTTTCCTAAGCTAAATAAATGGCAAATAGTTTGGATTAATAAATATATTAAATCAGGTGGTCATGTATTTATCTTGAAAGAGACCCTTTCGAAGAGGTCGCTTAAACTGTACAAGCCGGTGTCCGTGTTTACTGATCCTCGTTTACTGGAACCTCGTTGCTCGTTCTCGGTTCCTTTTCAATGGCCACGGATCCAGCAGCAGCTGGTGAGCTGCCTTCAGGAGGCAGCATGATCCTCGTCTCGTTCTCGTTGATAAACCTCGCTCGTTCTCGTTTGATGCGGACAACGGACCATCCTGTAACCTGGGAGGACAGTTGCTGGTGAAGCGTACAGCTCTCGTTCTCGTTCCCTGCCCCTCGTTGTTTTTTACCTCTTAGTTGACGGGGGGCTGGGAACCAGATCCTGTGGCTCAGGATCTCGTCTCGTTTGTCAAGGAAAAACCTCGTTCTCGTTTACAAAACGCAAGCTGGCACGGCAGCGTAACATGTAGGAGCTGCCATCAGGACTGTGAGAAGGACAGTATGGCAGTATTATTTTTTTCTAAAAAAAGTTCTTGACTTTATCCCATGAAGTCTTATGTATATATTAGTCTAAGCCAATAGGTTAAACGAAGGTGCAGACGGGATTAGTAGGGAGGGCAAACCTTACTGATCCCTGATCCAATTGTTAGTAGCGGGGATTGACCTAACCAACGCAATTGGATCTGGGATCAGCAACGAGCGTAGCCTAGGCTGGGATGAGGGGCTATCGATATACTAGTAATCTAGTTATGTTCTCTCCCAGTGCTGATTAGGGTTAGTTGCTATTATCTGCAGTGCTACTGACTCTTAGTTCCACCCAACCCAGACTCTAGAGCGATGTGGCAATGGGTGGGACCACACGGGGCTTAGGTATAGAGTGAATCGTATGGTAGACGAGCCCCGTTAACTAAAAATAAAAAGGAGAGCAATGAAAAATAAACAAGAGAAAGATTTAGGTGATGAGCTCAAGGACAACGTTGTCTTCACATGTCCCGAGCATAGTCTAGAAACATACTTCAAAGTAAAACAATTGGAAAAGAGTCTTGAGGCGAAAGACTTCGTATACGTTCGGTTTTATGATGGTAAGCAGTATGAATCGATGTGGGTCAAGATCCACAGGGGAACACAGCTGCAGGGTTACGGAGAAATCAATAACGTTCCCGTTCTACTAACTGAACATAAGTTGGGTGAAATTGTACATTACATTACGGATAAGGAGGGAATAACATGGCAAAGATTAAATTAAAAGATCTCGTCAAAAAAGTGAATGCAGACAACGCACCACCTGAAGGGTGGTTAGCACAGGATGCGGTAGCAGCTGACAAACCAGAGGCTGGAAAAGTTTATGCGCTTACCGGCAAAACCGGCACCAAGTGCATTGCTAATGGTTACAGCTGGAAGGACAGCCTCGTGGAGGAAGAGTAATGGGTATTGCTGCGTTTTATTTAGTATGCCTGCTACTGTGGCCAGGTCCTGTCCTGGCCATCACCGGGGTCCTGGTTCTTTCTCTAGTAGGAGCGTTTTGATGACCTCGTTCTCGTTTTGCTACGACCTCGTTCTCGTTTTGTGTGGGCCGATGAGCTGCCATCCAGGTAACCAAGCTGGTCAGGCAGCGGTAACTTCTGCTTTCGAAGAAATGTAATGTCTTACCTCGTTTCTCGTTTAGTAAAGAACGTGGGCAGCGTGATAGTTGGCTAGGATCCCAGCAACAGGGGAAAAACCAAGCTGTCAAAAAGTGCGAAAAGCCTAGAATTTAATTTAGAATAGTTCTAAAAGATAATTGTTGTATTATTGGTGGGATATGATAAGACAACGTTGGGATTATCAGGTTGACACTCTAGCCGTGATTGTTTCAATCCTGCCAATGCTGTCAGATAAATTCTGTTCTGATAATCCCTTAACTAACGAGGGTGGTTTGTCAGTAAAAGTTATGTGCATTGAAATCTTTCCACCCTTTAATAAATTAACAAAGGAGAAAAAATGGGATTAGATCAAATGGCTCACTTACGAGGTAGAAACGTAGATTGGGCAAAATATTATGATGATGACAAAGAAGAACAGAAGGGTGTTTTTACTTGGAGAAAACACGCAAGACTTCAGCAGTTCATGGCAAAGAAATGGGCAGAACAAAACCCTGCCGTAAAAATGGATGGATGGTTGGCACATCTTGGTTTTAATGGAGATTGTGAAACACCTTGTTATATGACCAAAGAGGTCGTTGACGAATTAGAGAAACAGATAGAAAAAGGTTTTTCTGATTACGTGGCTACAGACGGATTTTTTTGGGGTCAGCAATTTCAAGAGGATTCCGTGAAAACTTATAAAGATCAAGACACCAAGTTTTTAAAATTTTGCCAACAAGCGATCAACGATAATAAGGTTGTAGAATATTGGTGCAGTTGGTAATGTCGAATAAAAATAAACGAGGCGACAATGTCGCCTCGCCTCGTGTCAAGAGTTGGGCAATAGTTTTAGAATGGGAAAGACCTGACGGCACGTGGTACACAGAAACCAAAACCGATATACCAAATCGTGTTAGTGGACAACTAGATGATTACATTACGGAGTTAGAAGATGAAAAAAAAGAATAACGCCTCGCCTCGTAAATCTCGATCTCGTTTAGGACAGATCGAACAGGATAAAGTGACAGCTTCGATTTCCCAGTTGGCGGGAAAACTTTCTGAAATATTAGGGAGTGAATTTGTTAAAGTAGAGGTCGAGCCTATATTAAATAAATTAAATAAAAAAAAGTTAAATTAACTATTGTATTAACTATGGGATTTGATAGTAATATCTTATCCAATATTAATTGGTGTAAATTAACTTAACAAAGAGGTAAAAATGCCAAATGCAACAAAGAGGCTAAAGCAAGATGAAAAGAAAGTTATCCTTGCTTATGCTCAATTAAAGTTAAAGGCAAATAGACTATCTAAAGAGTTAGACACAATGAAACAAAATGTTGTGGATTGCTTTGATAGAACAAACCAAAACTTAATAATTGTTCAAGATGAACAAGGTAATAGTTTTGGACTACAAAAAATAAATCGTAAAAGAAAAAAGTTTGAAACCGCAAATTTCAAAATTGCTCATAACGATTTATATAACAAGTTCACTACTGAAATTGTTTATAGTGAATACAAAGCAATAGGGGACAACAATGCCCAATAATGATTTAATTAATATTGCTGAGGTATTAGCGAAAAGGGTTGGCGATAAATCGCCAACTCAACTCAAAGATATGTTGGTTTCAAATGGAGTTAAGAAACAACTCAATTATGAAATTATGTTTCAACTATTAATGGGAGAGGTTGAAAAGCATATCTTAGAAAATCAAGGCAACGTTGTTGTGGACGAGTTTAAAAATAATGTGCTAGAAAAGTTTTCTACACTAATCCAACAACTAACACCTAACAATGAGCAAAGATAGTATGATTAAATTTCTTTGTAATGAAATTAGAAAATCTTACAAAGAATATTCTAAAATGGATAAAGATAATTATTTTTATTCATTGTATCGTAGTACCTTTGAAAAAAATGTATATGCACTTAAAATGGTAAAAAAACTTAAATATACGTTTTAATAATAAACATAACTAACAACCAATGGCGTTTAACAACGCCATTGGTGTATCTACACTAAAGAAGGCTCTAATTTTAAAAATAATAGATTTACAGGTTGCACCTGTGCCGACTGCGTTTTCTGGCACAGCCGTGCTGTGCAAAGAGGTTTACAAAGCAATATACATAAATATACTAGGGTCCCAAATGGTATGAATATCCGACCTTGCACTTTACGAAAAGCAAATGAATATTTAAAATTGTTTCATAGACACTCTAAAAGAGTGGTGGGGTGTAAATTTTCTATATGTGCTTTTAAAGATAATAAACTTGTTGGTGTTGCTATCGTAGGTAGACCAGTGGCAAGAAAATTAGATGATGGATTAACTGGAGAAATTTTGAGAACCTGCACTGATGGCACAAAAAATGTAAATAGTTTTTTGTATGGTGCTTGTCAAAGAATATGGAGAGAGATGGGTGGTTCTAAGATAATTACTTATACTTTAGACACAGAATCTGGTATAAGTTTAAGAGCAGCTGGTTTTGTTATAGTTGCTGAAGCTCCAGCTTTTCCAAAAGGTAAAGGTTGGACAACAAGAAAAAATCGTGAGTGGCAACCTAAGGTTCATTCACAAAAAAAGTTTAGATGGCAATATGAATATTCAAAATCTAAGTGAAGATGAAATAAAAGATTTGATACTGCAAAAACAACTGCAGTGGATTAAGTTATGCCAAGATAATTTTATAATTTTTGCAGAGGCTGTTTGGGAAGATTTTATCTACAGAAAAACAAAGGACCCAAAACAATATGGGCACCATCAAATAATCGCTCAGTCTTTCGAAGATATAGCTGATGGTGATGCAAAGAGGCTCATCATTAATATGCCTCCTAGGCATACCAAATCTGAATTTGCATCTTATTTATTCCCTGCTTGGTACATAGGAAAGTATCCTAAGAAAAAAATAATGCAGGTATCACACAACGCTGAACTTGCTTCAAGGTTTGGTAGCAAGGTTCGTAACTTAATGAACACACCAGAATATAAACAAATC